CGGGGTCGGTGCTTCCGCTCCCATCTGCATGGCGATCGCACGTTCCGTAGGACGCGGCTGAGAAACACGACAGGGGACTGTGGCCACGTATTCCCACGTGGTCACACGTCCCCCTGCACCATCGTCTACCAGGTGTTTGCGGTACACATCCCGCCGAGACATCAACAGCTGCCCTACCGCCACCATGGGACTTCATCCCCTCGTCGACGTTCTGGAGGATGGGGACCATACGCAGACAGCCTGCTCCGGTCCCATGCTGTCCAGTGTTGGCGTATCGGTACCGACACCACCCCGCCGTGTCCCATCACGCGTGCGATCTCCGCGCGCTCGTCCGGAGACAGCACGGTGCCGACCGGGCGATTATCCGCACGCCACGTGTAGTCCCCGATGGTCTCCGATGAAATCCCCAGCGGGTTGGCGAACGTGCGTATGGCGACACGAAGCACGATGGGTTCCAACGCGGCGGGAAGCGGGACCTCGTCGGACAGCCCCGCTTCCACACGCACCGCAATCTCGGCGTCTTCCAACGCCGCTTGGACACGCTCGTGCTCCGAGTCAGGCACCGGTTGGGGATACCGCGCAAGAAACTGCTGTACAGTCGGCACGGTATCTCACCACCTATCAGACGTCGCCGTTACCGGGGTCACCAGGGTCTTCGTCTTCCTGGATCACGGCCGCGACCGCGCGCAACATGGTCGGGTTCTCCATGTCCACAGTTTTGGCACCGTCAGCGTCGTACGTGATCTCGGGGTCGAGAGTCTCCCCCACGCCGACAAACGTCGACAGAACCGACCGGTCACGAGCGGTCGCACTGTTGTAGTCCCGCAGAGCGCGCATGGCCACGCCAGCGTAGGAAATGCTGGAGCCAGACACCGCACCCTCAGGAACACGAGGTGCCCGAGTCACCAGCGTGTACGCGCTAGGATGCAGTGCCACCATGCGGTCGGGGTCGATCGCTGGGGACACCACCACGCGGAAGCCGTACAGGTTCCCGAGTTCCGCGGCCCTCAGCGCACTCGCATCGCCCGCGTAGCTGGCGCGAGTCAGGTTCGGATCCTGGAGAAGGTAGCTCTCGGCATCCACACCCACGACGAGCACGCGGCCAGTCATCGGCACGCTACGCGCGTTCAAGATTTTGCGCAGTTCGGTGATAGCCCTGCGAATCTTGCCACCGCCCAGCTCGTCCGGAGTACCGCTCACCGTAAACGCCGGGGTCAATCCGTTAAATTTCGCGGCGATCAGCGATTCAACACGGTCAGCGATCGCGCGAGTCTGCGGAGCCAGAACTTGCGCACCAAAATCCACGATGTCAAGAGTCAGCTCCGCGTCGGTCAGGTCTACCGCAGAGTAAATGTGGTGCTGCAGCGAGACCGAGATACTGCCTTCCTCCAGGTCCTCAGTCTGGAGCTGGTAGCCTGAACCCTGCATGTCCCGCAGAGCTTCGATGGTGCCCGACAGCAGCGACGGCCTCTTGATGTTGACAGTGTCGCCACGGGCACCGGTGAACTCTGCTCCAGCGTCGCGACCAACCAGCGCGGTCAGGACCAGCTCACGTTCAAGCAGGCCAACCGCGGCCGACGCCCATTTTTCGGCCTTCACAATGTTATGAGCCATCTACTACCCCTTCCTAGTACGGAAGCCGCTTACGGATCGCTTCCGCCAACTCGGCGGGACTCGGGTTGGAGCCCACACCGCCACGTCCCGGCGCATCCCCTTGTGCCGGTTTCGGACGCGTCACCAGTGCGGGTTTCTGCCTTTCAGCCAGTGCTTCAGCGACCGCGGCAGCCGCTTCACGCAACTCTTCTTCACTGTCACCGCTCAGCCGCTCCACCACGGCAAGCGGAACACCGGTCTGTTCGGCCACTCGGGCACGCACAGCCGTCATGCGCTCCTGATGCCACCGCTCCTCCAACTCGGCGATCCGCTGCAACGCCTGCTGCAACGGATCCTTGGCATCCTGTTCCTCAGGATTCTTCCGGTCCTCATCGGAGCGAGACTCCGGTGACGTGTTCACGCTCGACTTTTGCTGCAGCTCAGCCAGCTGCCGTTTCAGCGTGGCGATCTCTACGTCACGGGGATCCGGACGACGCGGAGCGGACTCCCCCTGAGGGACCTCCTCAGCAGGCGTGTCGCTGCCAGCATCCCGAGTTGCTGTCTCGGCAGTGGTGTTCTCCGACATCAGCCCTCCTCTTCTCCTGCCTCGTCTTCCTTACGCCGCTGTCTTGCCAATTCACGGCGAAACTCGTTCAAGTTGGGGTGTTTGAGGTTGTCCCACATCGTTGCGTACTGCTGGGACGTTGGATGCAGCTGGTAGCGGCCCCTACCAAAATACGGCTCAATAGTGCATTTGCATCCACGGTGCCAATGACGGCCCGCACCTGCAGCCCACGAGGAGGAGTACACGGGACCACGGGATGCCAACATTGCGCAGAACGCACAACTGCGTCCACGTGCGATTCGTGCCCACCGTACAGGGCGTGACTCCTCCTGCATTTGCGCGGCCAACGCGGTACGGCCACCAGCCATGGAGGTACGCGTTGCATCCAGGCTCAGCGCGACGAGCGACCGCCGAGCAGCAGCCTCTTCAGTAAGCCCCTCCTCCACCAGTGTGGTGGCATACGACGGTCCCCAGCGCGTTACCGACTCGCTCCATGCCCACGGATCCAGCGGATCCAGGATCACGGACGTGAACGGATCTTGCACACCTTCAGCCGCACGGAACCGCTCATAGTACCGTTGCGCTGTTTCCGCGGACAGCCGATACGCGGCCGCTACCTCAGGTGCCTGCTCCGCCACCCATGCGGCGAACGCTGCAGGGTCAAACGCTACCTCCTCAGTCCACTCCTGCTCGAACGTGCGAAGCAGGCTTTCCAGGATGCCTAACTGAGCGACACGATGTGCTTCTGTGAGCACCGCACCTACCTCAGTCACCGCCATCGGGAACCTCCTCACCAGGCAGAGAACCCCCGGAGGCCTCTACAGGAAGCGCTGTCTCGTCACCGCGGAGCAGAGTCGCGGCAACCTCCGCAACATCCATGGCCATATCCTGCTGCTTCAACCGCTTCCACCTGCGGATCTGGAACGGCGTGACACCCGGGATCAGTTCCCACAACGCCTCTGCAGGGATCCCCAGCATGGTGGCCAGTTTGCCGAGAGCATCCGCGGAAGCAGCCAGAGAACGTGCCTCCGTGTCGCGCCACACAACACGAGCACGAGTGTTCTCCGCATCCTCGACCTGCCCTGCAGCAAACGCCATAAGCCGAAAAACTCGCTCCCATGCCTCTCCGAAAACCGCCTTTCTTTCCGAGACCTTTCTTGCCAGTCCCGCTTCCGCGGCAGCCAGCGCTTCCGCGCTAATGTTGACCAGTCCGCCGAGAAGGTAGTGTGGCGGCACCTGGGCAATAGTCGCCATCTGTTTAATGGCGGACTCCTGCGACGCAAGATAGCCCGTCAAATCCGTTTCCGTGAACTCGCCGAATCTCGCATCTTTAGACGCGGTAGTCCACAGTCGATTCACCGCGGCCTCGAAGGGCTCAATCGGTCGCCCGGTTTCCGGATCGCGGGGGATCTCCACACCGGTAGCCCATTTTTGTTTAAACGCCGCATATTGTTGAGCGATCAGCAGGCCCAACGTTGTATCGTTCAGACGATCCTGCAGCGGGATGAGGGGCCACACCTCGCCGAGCTCGGCGATCCGCACATCCGGATCATCGGTCCACTGATTGCGGAAAACCACCACGGGACACACGCCGAACGGGTGAGTCCAAGAATCCAGCAGCCTGTATTCCTGGACGTTCCCGTGATCTCCGGACGGAACCCAGAATGACCACACACCCTCAGCGTCCACGAGGTCCCACACATCGCCCACGAGCCCCAATTCGTTCTTCACCCGGGTTCGCGAGCGACGGATCGCGTAGTCCGGAAATTCCGCATCCGGATCCTCCTGAACCACATACATGGCCAGCGGGGAATACACGCGTGCCACGGGACCTGGATCGCCAGGCCACACCATCACGTACCCGTGTCCGTACGTCAGCGCGGACCGGTACACGTGCATTTGGCGTGACGATAGTCCGTTAGCCATCCAATATTCCCACACGCTGAGGTTATCGGGATGCTCATCATCGCGGTAACCCTCGACATACAAATTCTGGGCCACCGTAGTAACAATCAGTGGGAGCCAATTCCCAATAGCCTCTTGACGGAAGCCGGAGAACTCTCCCTCGTGGGAGCGTGGCATGTACGAGGGGTCGTGGAGTCCCCGCATATACCTACGCACGCGGTCCAGCGCTTGTTCCTCGTCCGCGCGAGATCGCAGCGCGTGCGCCAACCGTTCCTCCGCAGTCACTGGACCGCCTCCTTTCACTATCCAAACCCAAACAGAACTCCGGGCTGCTCATCGCCGCGGTTCCGCTCAGACAAACTGCCACGTTCAATCGCCATGCGACGCGCCTCACGAGCTATCACCATGGCTACTGCAGCGTCGACCTTCCGTTCCGACTCCCTCGACTCTTTCCCAAGGCCGACCCCAAACGCGTTCGGCCGTCGCCGAGCGTTCTTGATGTGGCGGATTAGCCGCACGTCGTTGGCGATAGTAAACGTGCGTTCCTCGATCGCGGCCCTCGTCGACTCAGCAGCGCGCGTGAAGTCGCGGAGCCTACCCCGCATGTCGAACGCGACAGAATGTCTCGCGGAAGCGCGGACAGCAAGCCGGTCCCTGTACTGCTCTGCCCACGTGTCCACGTACGATTGCCAATAGGCCACGTCAGCGAAGAACGCGACCACGTCCCAACGTTCGAACGCGGCACGCACCGCCTCAGTGACCTCGTCCGTAGGCACCGACCATCCCTG